CCAAGAACTGAGGTAGGTCGCTTTCGCTCTTGACGGAGAGATGGCTTAATGCCATTATCCTCTTGTTTCCACAAGCCTACCATATGGTTCGACTTTGTCAAGAACCCCTTATATACTAACTATATTAGATTGATATGTCGCTGACCTAACTAAAGGGAAGAATGGATTATCAGGAAGGTAATTAAAATGGAAGAAAGTAATTGGAATAATGTAAAGAATAAAGTAGCCTCATGCTTAGATGGGGACATTGACGGTGAAATACCTGTTGATGTGAAAGCATTAGTAAGTATGCTAATGGAGACAGGAGATAATAATATCACAAACCGAACCGCACTAGCGGCTTCAGTAAAAGCGATGTTGAAAGATTTCCCGTCTGGTCAAGTAGTCTGGAGAAGAGGTAATCAAGGACTATTGCCTATTGAGGCAAGTATGGTTGTTGAAACGGCTTGTGCAGAAATTAGAGAAGCGGCTCATCTGTTTTTCACCACTACTCAAATGTATTCACAACCCCTGCTACGAAAGCATGGCAAATCTAAAGGCGCACCTGTGTTTTTAGATGCTGATGACTACGCAAATACTTTAGTGGCTAAAGCCAAGCAAACTGCTAGAGAATTATTCAAATCCCAAGAATGGGACGGCACTACCAACGGCTTAGATGCTTGTGCATCTTACACCGAAGTTCAGGAGGAGGAATAATCGCCTTCTGAACTTTAGTTTTGGTCGGCGACAACGGTAGGCAAGGATAGGTTGAAAAATACCTATTCTTGTCTCCAAAACTTCTGGTGTCTATGGACAAAGTTTAGAACCATATGGTTGCCCATAACATAGTGAATTCATGGTGAGCGTTTAGGGCTTACCCCAACGCTATTCTGGTTCTACAGTAGAACGTCTATGCTCTTGTGCTTAATGCACACCCACTGTAAAACCATATGGTTGTAGAGTAATAAAAAAAGAATAGCGTGTTGTAGAGCGAGGGCATCGAGGGGGTCGGCACAGTATATATAGTAACTCGATTTGATTGTAATGTCGGCGGCAATTAAAATATAATGGCCTGTTAAACACGCATTCCGCCAATGGCCTATTTATACCAATTACATTTAATGGCTTAATTTATTATACAGTGAATAAGCATTGTTTGGTATTAATGAACCGAGAACCCTATTTATGTATAATATATCTCATATGTTATACACATATCAATATGACATATCCTATATGATATGATAGTTTGTCGAATACGTTTCTAATTTCTAATTTGGATTGGAAATGAGTTTGGTCAAAATGATGGGGTTAGGGTATAGTAAGTATGTTAAAATTATATATTTATAATATTATAATATTTCTAACTAATATATATAACAACTACCTACCTACCTACCTACCTACCTACCCTGATGGGGGGTTAGAAATGTTAGAAATTAGAAATGACAGTCAAAACAAGTCAAATTGTATCAGTTATCATAAGGTATCTGGTGCAAAGTGTGTTTCCAATGGGATTAGAATAATGTTAGAAAGGCTTCTTGCCCTACAACTATGTTATTGTATCCACATGTAAAACGGGCTAACTTGTTTAACATAAAAAGGAGAATAAAAGAAATGGTATTAACCAAGAAAGAAGAAAGAAAAATAATTAAACGATATAAAGAAGGTATGAAAACAAAGGACATAGCATCAGAGTTAGGTATTAATCAAAGTAGAGTAACGGCTAAGATTTACCACCTACAAGGGTTAGGTATCTTATCTAAGAGATATAGCAATAAACCTAAAAGTGTTAAGCCTCAAATTAGAATGAATAAGTTAAATTATACACCAATGAAAGCAACACCAAAGAGTGTTGTAAAGGGTGCTTTACCACAACAACAATTACCCTCTATAAAAGGAAGCAAAGTGCTTGGTACTAACCAGGTCAAAATAGCAGAACTTATGGATGAAATTAAGACAATGCTTTTGGCTAAAAATGTTCAATATGGCGACTCGGCTTTACAGCCATTTAGAGTCTTTTCTAAGGCTGACACTACTGAACAAATCAAGGTAAGAATTGATGATAAAATAAATAGAATTGTGCAAGGTAATGATAGTATGGAATCAGACGAAGACGTGATTCAAGACTTGATAGGTTATCTTGTATTATTACTAATAAATATGAGAGAGTAAAACTCACACGTTGAGTTAGGTTTGTCCGTTAAAAAGATAAATAATGTTGGTATATCAAATGGTTATTTGAAGTCTCATAGGTTGTATCAAAATGCAACTAGGACTAGGCAACACTGACAACTTCACACTGCAATGTGAAGGTCTTATCTTCCTAACTCAATAATATAACAGAGGAATTAAAATGGATATAATAAATGAAATAATAAAAGGAAATAAAATACTGATTTTACGCGACCCTATACCTGAAGGTAAATTGGGTATATCGTTTGTCTTTGATGATGACAAAAGGTTTAGTGGAACACTAGATATAAAAACACATTCGCAATTGATTCTCGATATTGCTGAAGCATTTCAGAAGAATATGGATACCAGAGGGGATGAAGAAGAATGAAATGTGATATATGTATAAAAGGTATTATAATGAAGCAGATAGCGTTATCTGAATGGAGTGCAGAACCATGCACTTGCACAATAAATAATTGGTTCACCGAATTAAAACAAAGGAGTAATTAAAATGACGAAAAGTTGGAAAAAAGAAAACACGCAGAAAATGACAGTAACTTATTCTATGGATAAGTATAAGGAAGCAGAAGATTATTCTTCTACGCTTCAAGAAATAGTGGGAACATTAGCATATGTGAATATGCCGATGGCTAACTCTTTCTTGAATATGAAAGAGAAACATACGGGCAAAATAGTAAGTATTGCATTCGGATTAATATTGAAAATTGAATGGGATGATATGCCAACGTGGACTCAACTATCAGAATCACAAGTAGTAGATTCTGCTACAATGAGATTGAAGAACCTAGATAATGAACTAGAGATTCAAAGAAATAACATGGCTCAACAGGAAGCATTATCAGAAATGCTTGACAAAGGCGGCGTATCGGAGAGTAATTAATATGGCTATGACACAAGAAAGAAAATTGGTAGAGTTTACCTATATCGAGAATGAGGAGATGCCTCCCATCATTATAACGATGGACGAGGATGATAATCCAAAGGTAGTAATTAACAGATGCCATACAATTTGGCTGTCTTTGAATAGAAAACTTATAGGTGGTATCTCAGAGGAGTTATTCGGTAAGATAGATGACTTGCTTTCAGGTCATTTGAAAGAACAAAGAATGTATGAAACAATGGAGTAGAATATGTCCGGTATAATAAAAATAAAGTGTCCAGAATGCGACAAATGGATGAGACAAGCCGTGGATTTATGTCCAGATTGTCAAGTCTTTTTAATAACAGTAAAGGAGGAAGAAGAATGAAAAATAAGTTTAAAACAGCGAGAGGTCATACTGTAATACACCACGGTTCAATCTGTGCGTATACAACAGTAGTAGAAATAACACCACGTAAAGTAATGGGTAGATATGAAACTACTTATATTGACGTTCACTTACATAGTGGAACGGTGTTTACAATTCAACCAGACGATGTCGAAAGATTTCTTGAATGGATGAAAGAATAAGGGAGGAATAAAAATGCAAATAAATCAATGCGAATGTGGAAAAATAATAAGTATGAATAAAATCAAGTGCAAGTCTTGTAATATTACGGTGATGAAATGAGAAGAGAATTAGGAACAGGAAGATGGGATAAGAAACTAATCCAGAATATGGTTGAGTTATCTGTATCAGACGACTACGAAGAGGCTAAACATGAATGGATAGCAACCGGAGAAGTTTGGTGGAGTTCATTAAGTGCAATACCAGATTGGGCGGCTAAACATCAGAACAATTGTCTATGCGGTCATGATATAGTATATCATTTTGAGATTCTTAATACTGAGAATGAAACAAGAGAATGTGTTGGTTCAGACCACATCAATTCATATCTAATCTTTAGAGCAATCAAGGAAGAGAATCCTTCATTATCTGACGACATGATAACAGACGACATGATTGAAGAGTGGATTAATGTTAGAGTTGAAGCACTAAAACAAAAGGTTTGGTGGAGAGAAAACGGTGAACAATTCACACTAATGTTTGATAGAGTTAAAGACCTAGACTTACGAGTTAATGTAAGAAAGAAAGGTAGACACTATGACTCTGACCTACAATTATATAGAGATACTACCTTCATTAGAAAGGTATCTAAATATGATTTTGGGGACTTAGATTATCAAATGGCTAGTATAGTTTGGAGGTGGAATCACCCAGATAACCCTAAAGCACAGATAAATAGAAAGGGTTTTCCTAACCAAAAACTATGGAATGACCTATTAATGTTCTACTTTAATGTAGAAAAGGCAGAAGCAATTGTCAAAAAAGAAGATGATTTTGTTGAACGCAGAACGTCTACTCTAAAGAAACACAAAGAAAATCAGATTAGCATCAGAAATGAACAAAGAAAAAGGCGAATTAAAGTAGCAAATAAAGTGCATGAGATTACATTTGAACCATTTTTTGTGGAATGTTGTGATTTCTATGGAATAAAACCATTCATTAAAGAGCAAGGAAGAAACTCTTGGGAAGAAAACTTCTTAAATAACACTAAGAAGTTAATAGTATCAGGGATGGTGCTGACAGAAGGACAAGTCTCTACACTATGGAATATATTAGATGGTGATAGTAGACAACAACAAGCAACTCAAAAGCAGAAGGAGTATTTAGTTAGGCTAGGTTATGAAGGCGATGTAGACGAACTAACGAAACATGAAGCAAGCGAGCAAATAAAAAGACTAAAAGGAAATTGGAGTTGAAAAAATTGGAAAAGAAAGATAAAGGTAAAAGTAAGAAAGAGTTAGAATTAGAATTGGATATGTTAATTGAATCGAATGTTGAACAGCAGAATCAACTTCAACAATTGAGTCAAGCATACCAGACTATTCTAAATGCGAACACAAACTTAAGTGTTCTAGTAGACAAATATGAAGAAACAATCAACTTGCTAACTGCAAGATTGATAGAAACAAAACGTGATGCAAGATTAGCATCTGAAGAGTCGAGGTAAGGTTAATAGACCTACCTTAATAAGAAAAAAACAAGAGGAAATGAAAATGTTATTAACAATAATTAACGAAACAGGACATACAGAATTAGTGAGCCAAACGGCATCACAAGTAATAGACCAGATAAACGACCACCCATCTCATTGGGTGATTATTGACGGTGATTTGACATCAAGAGAAATGATTTCAGAAGTAAGTTGGGATACTGTAACATCAGTAGACCTTATTCCGGCAATAGTCGGCGGAACACAATAATCGTTCCATCTTGAGGGTTGGGTAGTAGATGCCTTCACTACCCACCCTCCTACAAAGAGGCATTATCATGCTTAAAGACAATATTAATTTTATAGATAAAGACGCATTCCCTGCACTGATGAAAATATTCGGTTGGAATGCAAAAGAAGATTTCTTGACCTACAAGGACATGGCTGTTGTTAGAGCAGACTTTTATCCTACGGGTCATGTATTCGCTTTCAGTCATAAGGCTGTTATCGTTTGTGATGGTAAGATGAATATCACCTACAAAGGTGAAACTTATACAGACTTTTCTGAATTAGAGAAAAGATATGGAACCAAAGCAATATCCACATTTCCAAAGTGGGATATTAAAATGGAAAAACAATGGACTGTTAAAAAGAACGGTCAATGGTGTGCGGCATTCACCAATCTAGCAGAAATGCCATACAGACAAGCATTGAGGTGCTAATATGAGTAAACAAATAAATACAATCAAAAAAGATGATGAAGACGACAAGGCAAGTAAGATAATGAGCGACATTACAGTATATATGAAATATGCTAAATGGCTTCCATCTGCCTTTAGGAAAGAAACATGGCAAGAGATTTGTGATAGAAATATGCAAATGCATCTAAGAAAAATTGATTCATTACCTGCTACGGGTAAAGATATGAGAGAGTTAATGAGAAAAGAAATCATAAACATTTATGATAACTTTGTAGTTACTCACAAAATACTTCCATCAATGCGTTCAATGCAATATGCAGGTAAGGCAATAGAAGTATCACCTAATTCAATTTACAACTGTGCTTATATGCCAGTAGATTCAGCAGAATGTTTTCATGAATGTATGTTCTTGCTAATGAATGGAACAGGAGTAGGTTACTCTGTTCAAAGACATCATGTAGAACAACTACCTGAGATACGATTACCAAATGTTAATAGAACAAGAAAGATAGTGATTCAAGACTCTATTATTGGTTGGGCTGATGCAGTTAAAGAACTGTTTAGGTCATATACAGGTGAGTTAAGTCAAACTCCTAGATTCATTTATGATGATATTAGACCTAAAGGAACTAGACTCAAAACTAGAGGAGGTCAAGCACCAGGCCCACAACCATTGAAAGAATGTATGCTTAAAGTAGAACATATACTTCAAAGCAAAACTAATGGTGATAAACTTACAACACTAGAATGTCATGATATTATGTGTCATATTGCTGATGCAGTTACAGCAGGTGGTAATAGACGAGCCGCATTAATTAGTTTATTTAGTGCTGACGACCAACACATGATTAACTGTAAAGCAGGTGATTTCTATGTTGATAATGCACAAAGATTTAGAGCAAATAATTCTGCTGTATTATTAAGACATAGAGTAACTAAACCATTCTTTGATGGATTGTGGAATCGTGTGCAAGCAGGTGGTTCTGGAGAACCGGGAATATACCTAACTAATGACAAAGATTGGGGAACAAATCCTTGCTGTGAAATAGCACTTAGACCATATCAATTCTGTAATCTTACAGAAGTTAATTCATCAACAGTAGAAAGCCAAGAAGACTTAGAAGAGAGAGTTAAAGCGGCAACTATTTTAGGCACAATGCAAGCAACATATACTGACTTCCATTACCTTAGAGATATATGGAGAACTACTACTGAAAAAGACGCACTGTTAGGTGTTTCTATGACAGGACTAGCATCTAACCGCTTAGAAGGTTTAGACGTTACAGGAATGGCTGTAATGGCTAAAGAAGTGAATAGATATTGGGCTACAATGTTGAGGATTAATCCGGCGGCAAGAGTAACTTGTGTTAAGCCATCTGGGACTGCTTCTATGGTATTAGGTTCCTCATCAGGAATACATGCTTGGCATGATGAATATTATATTAGAAGAATTAGAGTCGGTAAGACAGAAGCAATCTGCACATATCTAACTAACAATCATCCTGAACTTATTGTTGATGATGAGTTCAACCCCGATGGTAGAATAATAGAGATACCGCAGAAAGCACCAGAAGGTGCATTAATCAAAAGGAATGAAAGCACCTTTGATTTCTTAGAGAGAGTGAAGGAGACTTCAGTAGGTTGGGTTAAACACGGTCATAATAACGGCCAGAATACTCACAATGTATCTGCAACAGTTTACATTGACAAAGACCAATGGGATGACGTAGGAAAATGGATGTGGAATAACAGACATTTCTACAATGGACTATCATGCTTTCCAAATGATGATAGTGTATATGTTCAAGCACCTTTTGAATCATGTGATAAAGATACATATGATAGAATGTTTGAATATCTTAAAGAAGTAGATTTAACAAAAATAATAGAGTATGAAGATGATAGTAATTTTGGTGTAGACCCTGCTTGTGCCGGTGGTGTGTGTGAAATATAATATTAAAACGCCCGCCGATATTGAGATGATATATCCTTTTCTACTAGAGAAGGTAATGACTGTAGAGCATATTCTACCCACCACAAGAAGCCGTGTGGGTAAATATGGTTACAGGAATAGAGAAGAGATGATTGCTTCTTTTATACTAGCATCAACTGATGCAATAAATCATATCTATACAATTGAATCTTATATTCAATATGTTAGAAGAATATTTATAGCATCATCATTATCACCAAGTAATAGCAAGTTTTATTTGGAGATAGAAGAATTGAAACAACTTGCAGAATATATAGAGGCGAATAAAAATGAAGTTTAGTGATTGTAAATGTGGATGTAATAAGTTCAATTTAAATATGAAAGGAAAAATGATATGTCAAGCGTGTGGTGCTGAGTTTAAACCATTTGAAGCAGAAATGCATAAGGTGATTAAAGACGATGGTTTCCATTATTTTTGGGCTGTGTTTACACCCCATTTTATGGAACGATTATCTGAGAGAATCCCAGATGCGGAAGTAGAAGATGTGCTAAAGATTGCATCTGCAATAGAGAAGAAAGCAAAGAGAAAGAAGTTTCAATGCACTAGATGGCAAGACAGGCATATCATATGGAAATATAGATATAACGAGAAGCGTAAAAGGCTTGAGTTAGAGTTTATCAGCGTAATACCTGTAAACAAGTTTACTACTAGATTAGACAACGGATACTTTGTCAAAGATATACAGTATGTCGAAATAGAAACTAAGGAGGAATCTAAATGCAAAACAATAAAAATGAACAAGAAATAAAACAACAAGAAGAACTACAAGCGAAGTATGATTCATTTATGAAATCAGACTTACTTAAAGGACTTAAGAAATATCTAAAGGATAATAATAGAAGCAGAAATAAGTCTGATGGTTTTGGTAGAAGGAAAGGTAATGGATTAGAAAGACCTTGTATTAACGGTAAATACTATTCATGGAACTCTTTTAGTAAACTCCCTAAAGATGCAGTACTAGTTTACTGTTTAATGTCTGGTTGCGATTTAGATTACTTACTTGCTCTACAAAAGAGAGGTTGGTTTGATGTAAACAAGAAACTTAGAGCGCAAGCACGTAAAGATGGTAAAGAGATTATAGGAGTGTCTGGGGGATTCTTAATTAAACCTAAAGGTTGGATTGGTGAATCCAATGTTTAGTCATTATGGAAATGAATATCGTTTTAAACTAAAAATATTCGGTGCTAGTGATTCTGTTAATGATTTTCAAACTACTAATGTGATAGTTTATTCCACATATCAAATAGAGACTTTAGATAATAGTGTAGCAAGAGCATGGAACCCACACTTTGCTCAAGGCAGAAGACATAGTGGTGATATGATTAGCCATACAGTTGCAGGTCAATCAGTTGTTACTGTATCTGTTCAGAATCAATCAGGTGGATATGCTAAAGGTGAACCCATTATCCAAGAAATGCAGAAAACACTTCAGTATCTTTTCGGTTGGGGAAGTAGAAGACACAGTAGAAGATATACAATACCAGAAGAGTTTAAGATTGCTCTGGTTTTACCAGATGCAGGTAACATGACTATAATGCTAGAGAAGGGTAAAACCTACTATAAGTTAATGAATCAAAGGATTAAGAAGAAGAATCTAATGTTTGCTATGTCGAGATATTTGTATCGTTCTACATCAGACAATGATGGGGTTAGTCTATTAACATACTTAATGAAGATGATGACATTACCTGAAAATGTATCCTATGTCTTAGAAAATCGAGTGCCATTTTGGTTCTTTGATATGGAGACTAGACAGAAGGTTCATTGTAGGCTCAATGCCGAATTAATAGGCACTTCAGAAGTAGCAATAGAAGTATCAGATGGTATTTGGGGTTCTCTACCAGTAGAAGATTTAGATACTATGGTAAATTACTTTTACCACGAACATACCCGTTCTAAAACATGGAGGAACGCTTCACCTAAAAGATTGTGGACTATGACTATGGGTGAAGAACCAACGAGTTCACAGTTAGATTTAATGAAAGAGTTTCTTGTTCAGAATAGGACTAAAGATTTGATAGAGAATCGCGCAAAGGAATTGATGGCTAGTTTGGAAGTTAAATACCCAGACAGAATTAATATTATAAAGCATGATAATAAAACTATTATGCTCGTTGCAGGTAAGTTAGGAGATTGGGCTATAACAGCAACCGGCAACGGACGAACAAGTGAAACTCAGAAAGTGCAAGTATATTTTTACGATACCATGACTAGCGACAATAACGTGTTTAAAGGCCCTATTTGCATTGATAACATACATTCTAATTCAAGTTTAGGAGACCAATTCGCTTCAAGAGCATTGGCTTTATTAAACGATAAATTAACTGTTAAACTAATATATACTATTGATAGATATATACCTCCAGATTGCACAGAAGAAGATGATGAATGTAGGATATTTAAAACAACCAACATACCATTAGCAGAACTAGATGAAAAATCATTAGATTGGGGTAAAGTATTATGAGTAACATTTGTATAGAGTGTGAAGGTAATGAGTTTATGTTTGATGATAGGTTAGGTGAACGTATATGTGTATCATGTGGCTTTGTTCAGGTTACTCATATCTTTGAGGATACTGCTAGAGCAATAGTATCAACAGACCATCACTATAATTTAGGTGCGGGTGTTTTTATTAAAGGTGCAGATAGAGCATTGGGTTCATTCATTGGGGAAGAACGCACCAATAATACAGACTTAATTAATTCTTTGAAAAGAACCCAAACAAGGTTTAGGAACAAGAAAGATATTTCAATCAATCGAGGAATCATGGAATGCAATATGGTGTTATCCCCTTATTTGCCTAATCATAGATTGAAGGAGAGTGTTCATTCTTATTATCGAAGATTATACTTCGACCATAAGTTTACAGGTATTCCATTAACTCTAAGAGCATGTGGTGTAGTAATTATATGCCTTAGAGAATATGGACTACCTATAAGCATTAATGAATTAGCAAATGCAAATAATGAAGACCCACATAAGGTGTCTAAATATGCTAGACATTTTGCTAGGTTCTTAGGTAAATCTAGTATATTACAAAGCATGCCTATCTCTCCGTGGATTGATAGAGTATGCAATGACTTAGATGCAAGTAGAGAGTTTACAAGTGATTGTAGAATCGTAGTAGAGTATTTGCATCAGTTAGTATTAGAGTATGACATACACTTCTCAAGAAGTTATATGGCTACAGGAATATGGATAACATCTCTACTAAGAGCGCAGGGTAAGCCAGAATATACCCAAGAAATAATATGTAATGCTTGTAATTGTTCAGCAGTTGCACAGCGTTTAATTGCGAAGAAATTATTTCCCATGTTAAACTTACAGAAAGATAAACTGAAAGCATTAACTGTGAAAGAGTTTGTATCTGGTATAAGAATAGGAGGACAATAATAATGAAGACAAAAACAAAAAGAAAAGTGCTAGTGATTGGAGTAGGCGGGATAGGTAGTTTCCTAACCCCTCTACTTCATAGGACAGGGTTGTATAGCGTTACAATGCATGACCCTGACACTGTGGATTTGAAGAACATAAGTTATCAAAACTTTAAGCATAGTAATATTGGAATGAGTAAAGTAAATGCAATGCGTATCAATACTACTTGTATGAATCACTTGACTGATGTTGGACTGAATCAGGGTAAAGCATACCCGATACTAACTAAGAAACAGTTGGAAGGTTTTGATTTAATAGTATGCTGTGCTGATAATCTAGCAGTAAGAAAACTCTTGTATGCTCAAGGGTTCAAAGATGGTTGTCAAACACATTGGTTAGACCTTAGAGCGCAAGGTAGAAATGGTGCTTTGATTAGTTATCTTACAGATGGTAATTTTAGTGAAACATTACTAAATGGCCCAGAAGGTTCTTTCTCTTGTCAAGGAGAGAACTTTAATGAATCCTTAAATACAGAGGATTTACACTTCACTCACGTAGCAATAGCGGGTTATGGCGCACAATGGATGCAACGATGGTTCGCAGGTGATGAAGTAAAAGACAAATATATAATAAACGTATGAAGTGGTAATATGGTAAAATGGACAAAATATGAAGAAGAACAAATAATACAAGGTTGGCCTGTTAAAGAGCATAGAGATGCGATAGCAGAAGAATTAGGTAGAAGTAAAGCGGCTTGCGCTACACGTTATCGTAAGTTGATTAAAGAAACACCTGCAAAAGATTTGACAGGCGATGCTTATGTTGAGAAGGTTCAACTAATGAAAGAAGAAGTAGTAGAAGAAATTAAAGAAACTATTACTCCAACAAAAGCGGCACAAGAAATTAGTGAAAAGATAACTGAAATTATAGAACATAATGAAGCAGAGTTAGCGGCAACTAATGGTAAACTGAAAGAAGTGAAAGAAGAATTGAAAGAAGAACAACTGAGTAATGTTGTAGGTTCAATAGAACTCGCATCTACTAGTAAGAATGCTAACAAAGCAATTAATGTTGTATTGGGAGTGATAATATTAGGTGTCATAGGATACCTTGTGGCGGTGTTTATATGATGGGTAAAGAAGTAGATTACACAGGAAGAAGGACTAATCTTGTAGATTATAGAGGTGATGACTTTCAGGAGTTAATTCCTGAGTGGAAAACAATAATAGAATCTAGGTATGAGGATGTATGTTTAATACACCGTTCTCAACTTAAGAAAACAATAGATAATTTCCATAAAGCAATATGGGAAATGTCTACAATGGCTTTTGATAAACCTAGAGAGATTCAGATAGTAATTGATGGTAATGATAAGTGCCATATTAGTGCTGGAAATCCAGGCTATGTTACATTTGGAGGACAAGAAGAAGGAATTGCAGGTATGAAGTTTCCGTTAAAAGAATGGATTCATACTCATCCTTTCGGACAAGCCTTTTGGAGTGGCACAGATATGAATACTATTAATATGTATCATAGATTTTTAAACTCCGCTACTGTTATAGGTAATGGTGAGAAGCAAACATCATACTTCAGGTATGACGCTGATGGTAATGATTACCATGAATGGACACAGTTTGCTTGGGGACAGATAGGTGGAGGTGAAGAAGAATGAAGGCTCAAATGATGATTTTGTTAATGTTGTCTACATTATTAGCAGGGTGTGCAGATGCAATACCTGACCCTAATGAGGTGTATAGTGAAGATAATACTATCCAGAAGGATTGGGTTATACTATCAGGTAACTTTACTCTAGTGTTTGGTAACACTACTGACAACCTAACTTTACTAGAAGCACCTACTATATTGTTAGAAACTAACAAGACGTATGGTTTGCTAGATGTTAAAAGGTTTAATTATACAGCAGAACATCTTAGTTTTGAAGTAATTAATAATACAGTTAAGTTCTACAACTATTCATTTAACATGAATGGTTACTTAGAGCAAGACGGTATATACTTCAACAGTGGACTGGCACCTGATTGGGGAGATGCTACACTTAAGTTTGCATCATTCCCTTTTGATATAACAGTTCACTATGAAGTAGAGTATCGTGTTTGGGATGGAAGAGAATGAAGACTAACGCTGTAACTATACGTTTTCCCGCACCTTTACCTGCTGAAGTGCCATGTCCTATATGTTCCTTAGAAGAAGGAAAAAAAGGTCATGGTTGTAAAGTATGTGAGTTTGAAGGAAAACTGTTGATAACAGTAGATGCTAAAATACCTATACAAAGGGGACATATCATAAAGTATGTTTCAGATAATCTAAGTGTTATAGCATCTGAATTGACAAGAGTTACAGGTTTAGTTCCAGAAGTTAATACTCTGGAAATAATAGATAAATCAGAAGATGGTGGCGTTGGACAATATGAGATTGTTCAAGTTAGTAGTCTGGGTGGGGCAGTTTGGATAGCCAATAGGTTAGACGAGTTTGCTTCACCTAGATACTTCTACACCAATAAAGAATTAAGAGATTTTAAAGGTAGTTAATATGAATAATGAAAAGATAATAGCAAGAATACCTAGAAGTGCTACACAGGAATTAGTAGTAAGGACAGGGGAATATTGGAATATAGAAATCGTTGATATGCGTTGGTATAACAATGGCTCAGTTAGCCGTAAAGGGCTAAGAGTAAATATGGAAGAAGCCATAACATTAGTTAGGGCATTAGAAAAGATAGTTGGTAAAAATGATAATAAGTCAAAGGAAATTGAAAGAGAAGATTAAAGAAAAACTACCACCAAAGACTCATGTTCGTGAAGGTGTTTACGAATTGATGAGTGAAATAATGGAAGTAGAATTAGATTCGCTGTTAGAGGCAATACTAATTGAATATAGTAATGGTGGCGATAAAGCCATAAGAAAGTCCCACGTTTATACAGCATGGGCGAAGCAAATAATAAAATTAAATAGAGGTAATAAAAATGACATTGAGCATATTTTCAAGAATGAATGAGAGATTAGACGGAATCACACCAAAGCAACAAGTAGAAGAATTAAGTAATTCTTTAAGTGCCTTTATCGGTGATGATAAGGCGTTAGTAATACAGATACTTGCACTAGAGTATGATGTGAATAACATAGGTGAAACTAGGGCAAAGACATGGGTTGCTAAAGCACTAGGTATATTTGATGAGGAATTAGATTCATACATCCATACATGGGGCGACATAGGAGAAGCAGTCTATGAGTTAGATACAGGTAATGAGAATGATTCTGACATAACAATTAAACAACTACATCGTTTGTTAAGTTTAGATTGTTCAAGAATCAATAGTAACTCATACGATTTATTTTCCGAAGCATTGGTTTTGATGAGTGCTAGAGAGAAGAAGTGGTTTCTACGTTATTGGTTACATAAGCCAAGAAACGGAGTGCATACTACAATTCCAAAGAAGGCAATGGCTAGATATTTTAATAAAGGTGTAAGAGAGATTAATAAATACGCTCAATATAATTCATTGTATCGGATATGTTTAGATTTAAGAGTAGGTAATATTCCTGAGTGTAAACTAAAACACGGACAGTTTGTAACTCCTATGTTAGCAAAGGCTAGAAAAGGGGCGGAGAAACCAGATAAGTATATTGTTGATATTAAGTATGATGGTAATAGGTATATTATACATAAGAAAGATAGACACATAATTATCTTTAATCGTAAAGGCAATATAGCCACCGACCAATATCCTGACATTGTTGAGATAGTCAAAGAGTTTAATGGAGATATGATATTAGATAGTGAAATATATCCTATCAATAGAGATGGTTCACCTGCTGAACATAAGATGTTAGGTAAGAGAGTTCACAAGAAAGACAAAGCAGAAGCAGTGCTAGAATGTCCTGTTAATCTTGCTGTGTTTGATGTGTTATCTTTTAATGGAACATCATTGTTAGAAGAAACACAAGAAGTAAGAATAAAGAAACTATTAGAAATAGTGCCTAAAGCATATCAGACACATATCTTTGATTCAGATGCAACAATTGAATCTTGTTATAATATGGCAATTGATTGGGGCTATGAAGGTATAATGATTAAAGATGCATCTATGATTTATGAGGCAGGTAAAAGAAGTAAAGGTTGGTTGAAATATAAACCACCACGCATTGAATTAGATGTAGTAATAACTTCTGGCACATATGGTAAAGGAACAAGAACAGGGTTGTTTGGTTCATTTGGTATATCAGTTAAAGAAGGTAGTAATTATGTCAATGTAGGTAAAGTAGGAACAGGGTTTTCTGATGAAGACTTAGTATGGCTAACTAATGAATTAAGAAAGAGCATTGATAGAATGGATAATGGAGTGTATTATTTCCTACCTAGAATTGTATTACAAGTAACAAGTGATTTAGTTACTAACGATGCTGATGGTAATATAGGACTAAGATTTCCTAGAAGCATGAGAGTAAGACATGATAAGTTTGCTAGTGATGTGGACACCATACAAACAGTTAGGGAGATGATGTTATAATCGAAATCGGGTCTATGACATTAATCGAAGCGATACCTTATACTTGTGTAAAAATCGAAGGTAGCGTGGCGTTTTTACAAAGAGTCGGTGAAGATAAGCGGGGTAGATTCAAAAAAATGGATGCGAAATTAGTTCCCTATGTTGATGAAAATAATCAACTCGTAATTCCAAAACCACCACCTATGAACAGGAAAAAAATGACACGTTTTCATTATATGAAAGTAATTAAAGAAGAGATAGATTATCCCGTTTCACATGACTTGGCTTATTTTATTGCTGAACAATTAGATACTCTAATTAGAGACTTAGCCATTAAAGCACAACAGAATGCACAGTATAGAGATGATGATAGGATAACTCCCAATCATTGGTATAACCTGCAATTAGGTATGCATCAAGGTGATGGCTACTGGCCTTCACACAAAGAGATAGCAAAAGAATACAAGGAATATTTGAGGGGAAAATAATGTCATTTAATACCGATGAATTACGAGGTATTTTAGTATCAATCGCTAAACCGGAAATACATATTGGTCGCTCAGATAGTATTCAAATAGGATATAGAGTTAGAGTTAGAGTAAACATAAGAGGCTCTTACGATTTCCTATTATGGATAGAGCGAGCATTACTCATGAAAGGTATTGAGTCTAAAAATAAAAAGATAGAACATAAGAGTAGACCTAGACCTATACTAACGATTAGTGGTTTAGTAAATCTTTGGAAACTATCGGAATTAATTCCTAAAAATATGCCCGATGCTAAGAATACATGGGGCGATTTTAGGGAAGTGATTACTCTTATGGATGAAGGTAAACATCATACCTTAGAAGGTTTAGAAAGAATCTTACAAATAAAAGGAGAGTTATGATGAAGGACTTTACTTCTGATGACATTATGCTTTTAGAAAAGTCTGTCGAGCAAACGCTTGAACACGGTTGTAAAGAATGCGAGTTTAAACATATTGTATTCACTACAAACGTATCACTAGAACCAAATGGAACTAAGTGTTTTTTTCTGGAAGTAGAATGTCCTAACTGTGGTGCTGAATATACAGACATTATGGCAATGAGGGATAACAATGATTAATATAAATACAAATAGAGCAATAATAATAGTAGGAAAGACAGGTACAGGTAAAACAACTAAAGCATTAGAGATGTTACCTGTTAATCCTATTATTAGATATGCAGATGAATATGACATAGATGATAATTTTAGCATACCTAGAGATAGAGGCATACTAATCGAAGAGGTTCACTTTAAACCTAACATAGAGTTGATAACTAGAACTCTATTAGAATATAAAGGACAAATAGTTTTAACATCACTAAATCAAAAAGATGTTCCTAAATCTATATTTACAATGTGTAAATTAAAGAGAGCAGGTAGCACAAATCATGTGGATAAAGAATTACTAGAGAAGGGTTGTGCGAATAGAACAAGAGACTCCTATCAATTGGATAAGAGTATATTTGATTTAACATATGACTTCGCTAAGAATAAAGATAGAGAGTTAGTGATAAAACATCTAAAGCACAACAAGCCTTTTGATGAGCAGATATTATCTTGGCTACAAGATGTAGTAGGTATTTCTAAAATATCATATCTTGATGCTAAGGTCAAGCGCAAGTGGTCTTCAAACTACTTGTTTGAATTATTGGGCTATTCCCACGATGGGAAATATACAGGGAAAATTACATTCCCTTCAAGAAGGACTTATGATAAACGCCCCCTTCTTTGTAGGAAATTAGGTCTTAGAAAAATAGATTATGGTTTAATTGATTTATTAAAACAAGACCCTGAGTTTCAAAACTACATGTATTCTAAACTAAACAAAGTAGATAGAGTAAAAGTTGGAGTAACAACTAAAGTTAAGGTTGTAAGTAAAGACACATCACAATTAACATTAGGTGATTTTTAATGGCCGGACATAATAAGAATATATATCGTATAATAGCAATACATGAGTTTGCTGATACATTGAAAGAAGGTAAACAGTTTCACATTACAAGATGTGTAGACTTTCTTAATACTAGAAAAGCAGTAGGAACTAATAGACCACACAAGCAAACTCAAACTGATAGTAGACAACTACCAATGTTATTAAGATATACAGGCATGTTTACAAGTCTTGGTGATGGTGAATGGAGATTTGATGGTGTACCAATTTTGAGGGATAAACAATGAATATATTTATTTTAGATAATGACCCAACAGAATGTGCTAAACTTATGATAAACAAGCACGTAGTAAAGATGCCGACTGAAAGTATGCAAATGCTTTCAACTAATGCAAACCATCTAGGTTTCAGTAGTCCGTATAAACCTGTGATGTTAAACCATCCCTGCACTATATGGGCTAGAAAAAGTAAAGATAACTTTCAATTTTTGTTAGACCATACAGATGCATTATGTAAAGAATATACTATACGTTATGGTAAGAAACATAAAGTAGAAACTACGTTATTAGAGTATCAAGATACATGGCAATCTGTATTAGATGTATTGCCCGATATTGGTTTAACTCAATTTGCTGTGGCTATAAGCCCAAATATGAATTGTAGAAAATTAGATGGGTTTGACAATATGTCGGTAGCAGATAAATATCGCAACTACTACATAGAAGATAAGTGGTGGTTTGCAGAATGGAAAACACAAGAGCCAGAATGGTGGCCTAAAAACCATTACAATATAAAAATGAATGAAATAGAAATGAGGAGGAATAAGAATGTTATGGACAGAAAAATATAGACCTAAGATATTAGATGAAATTATGGGACAAGATAAGTTTGTTAATGATGCAATACATTGGGATGGCGTTAAAACAACTATGCCTAATGTTATACTATACGGTGTAGCAGGTGTAGGTAAAACTGCGGCGGCTCATGTGCTTGCCAATAGATTACTAGGCGACAATAAGAAATCAAACTTCTTTGAGATTAACGCATCAGATGATAGAAAGTTAGAGACAGTAAGAACAACAATAAAAGATATAGCCATGTCTATGAAAATAGGTGATGTGCCTCACAAGATAATACTGCTAGATGAGATGGATGGTATGACACCAGATGCTCAGAATGCACTAAAGCGTGTGATGGAAAGATACAGCCACAATTGTAGATTCATAATTACTTGTAATCATAGACATAAGATAATACCACCATTACAATCTAGGTGTGCTAATTATCATTTCACTCGCTTATCTGATGTTGATGTGAAAGAAGTTCTAGTGGAAGTCTTGGAAAGAGAAGGGCAACCCACGCCAGATTCTTCAGATTTCGACACCTTTATTAGTAGTCTTCAGGGTGATATTCGTAGGGGACTCACTGAACTTCAAGCCTCAGTGAACAGTAATACCCCGATAAAAATACTAATAGAAAGAACACATGCACCTTACAAAGAAATAATGTCATTGGTTCTAAATAAAGATTATAATAAGGCTCTCGATACAATGCATAAATTAGTATACCTATCGGTAGATATGAAAGTAATATGTCAAAGTTTACATGATACGGTGATAGATATGAATGATTTAGATAACGGCCAGAAGTTTAAGTATCTTAGAGTTATAGGTGAAGCCGAATGGAGAAGCAACAGTATGACACCGAAGATACTATCTTCATGGATGATAGGTCAGATGATTTAATGGATGTTGGAGTATTAATTATATTTAGTTTAATAGTATATTGGTGGATGACAAAGGATAGACAATATTATTAGGAGGAAAAAGAATGAAGAAATTATTTGACTTTAACAATGATGGTAAAGTAGACAAAGAAGATTTAAAACACCTTATGTTAAGGTATGAAATAATTCTATTGGGAGGTATGGCATTAATTATATTGCCTATACTAAACTCAATGGGAGTAATAGAAGTAGATTCTGATACGTTCTGGGTATTGGCAGGTATTGTCATTAGCGCGGAAGCAGTATTAGAAATCATACACGAAAGGAGGAAAAGAAATGATTGAAAATGAAATGGATGTTAATGCATTCTATGAAGATGAAATGAAGAAAACAGAAAAACCTGCATATGCAGGTGGTAAAGACTATGCTACATTTAGCATACGTTGTGAAGACATTAAGGTAAGGACTGTTGATGGTGAAACATTAGTTAGATTTTATTTAGATGATAATGAACACGCATTCGCACACTTAACGGTGTCCGTAAAGGATGATAGTATTGTAATGCGAATACTAAACGAGGAAGAAAGATGAGCCAATCTTGGGAATCGTATAAAAGAGCAAAAAAGAAATGGCAAGAAAGAAAAAAAGGAAGTAATAAAAATGGAAGAACAAATAGTAAATGAAGTAAACAAGGCGGCAGAAATGTTGCAGATGGAAGTAAGTGAGGTAGAAGCAAAGTATATGGAAATATGCCAAGCAAACAACCTCGACCCTGTTAGTGATGTGTTATTAGCACGTTCATTATTCAGGCAATGGTTTAGCGGTGCTTACCAATATAAAGATGCACCACAGCAAGAAACACGACAAAGCAATAGTTTGATTAAAGATGCAGTAGGATATTTTATCTCAGTTAGCGAACCTATGGATATGGGTGCTAGAAGAAATGAACAGATTCTTGGCGACTATAAGAGAGACCAACAAGGCACATTTAGCACAGGAAAAGTTGCTACTGCTAGAAGAGAAGGCGAGGGATATGTTATCTCAAGAATGCACAATGGAGAACAACAAGATAAAACTCTATCAGCATTACCTGATAACAGCCACGAAGTAGAGTTTGGACAGTGGGTAATACCATTGGATAACATTCCTGCTTACGGTGAAAGAAAGAACAAAGCATACGGTAAACCTTTACCTGCTAACCAAAGTAGAATGCAAGGTGTATTCTTGGGTGAAGTAGATGGTGAAAGTAATTTATATTACTTCTCTTACAAGGGAACCTCTGCTAAAACCTTTACACCAAGAACCTTTAAACTTCTAAGTATGGAAGTAATTAAAGATAGTAATAACCCAAACCGTATATATGGTTTCAAGGATGGCACAGCAAACAGTTTGAAGTATAATGCTGACTTAGAAGAAGGAAGTAAATTACCAGAACCAAGTGTTTCTGATATGCAGAATTATACAATGGAACATGCTATGAATAATTATAGCCCATTGATTGATGTTGGTATGTATCATACTAATGTTGCTGATAGGAACTATGCTGAGAAGTTTGTAATAACAGACGGAACTGTTACTAGCATGAACATGACACCTAATAGGTTAGGTAGTCGAAGAATAACAATTACAGATGTAAACTCTGATTATAGTTATGATGGTTCATGGGCGGGAACAACTTGTTGGATACCTGCACACTTAGACTTAGACTTTGGAATTAATTCAAATGTTTTAGTTGTGGGTAGGACTTCACAAGGAAGAAACGATGATGGTAGTTTTAGAGAAGTTTCTTTGAACCTTAGTGGAATACTTTGTATTAACAACATGGGCGTTGTAGCAGAACCATTTGAGGCAGAAGAAGAAGACCTAGATTGGTTCTGAAACCAATTGTATCTTATTGGTAGTAGCGACCAACGAGGGGGTGCAAAGCCCCCAACCAAATAAAGGAAGAAAAAAATATGTATAAAATAACAGATAGAATAATACATGGTTCAAGTTTCGCAGTGGAACTTGATACCATAGAGTTTCTAACTATGAGATTGAATGAAGAAACCAATGAATATTGGCTTAAGATGCATTTACCCTCAAGTAAAGAAATAAGATTGAAAGTCAGCGAGACTGATGTAAGAAACATTGTAGAACAATGGACACAAAATGAAAATATTGATTTAAATATAGGTGATGAAAATTATGGATTGGACAAAAGATAGAAAAGGCGAAGCACATAAAGAAGATGAAGACGATTTCTTTGCACTACAGAAGGCAAAGATACTCGCACAAATACAGGCAAGGTTGGATAGAGATAGAAGTCATCTTCTATGTTCTATTACAGGCAACCCAAAGACAGGTAAGACAGGTCTAGTATTAGACTCTAGGACTGATGAACAAATAGCAGAAGGTAAGAAGATATACATCTTAGATTTTGATAGAGGTGCAGAACCTACATGGGATTCTTGTTGGGATAGAGATGAGAACATAGTTATCTTTGACCCTATTGAGATGAGAGCAGATGGTTCTACTAATTGGGAAATTACGTTTAAGAATGCAAGTAGTTTCTGTCAATTGGCTAAAGAAACATTAACAGAAGAACCTGGAAGTATATGCACTTTTGTTTTAGATGGTGTAGACAAAGCCTTTGAAGGTTCTAGTGATGTATTAAGAGAGTTGCTTGTTAAACAACAGACAAGAGAAGGAACAGTTGTTCATGCTACTGATTCAGTTAAGGTATCTACTCTTGATTGGAAAATTAGAAATAGAGTATACAACAGATTATTGGATTTAGTTTGTAACCTACAGTGTGATAGATTTTTAATTACTCACATGAAACCATTGTATGATAATATCAACGTGCCTACACCAATAGGTCATACACCTGATTGGCATAAATCAACACCGGCAAGGTTCGTTCAGATGATTCATATTAGACAGGAATTAAGAAGAAATGGTGATAGTGAGCAGACTAACTACATTGCTAAATTAGATGCAAGTAAAACAAACCCATCTCTTGTAGGAAATGAGTGGACTATCTTTACAACAAATGGTGAGAACAAATGGAACGGAATAGCAGAACTACGAGAGGGAACTCTTTGAATAGTATTCAAGTGAACACCAAATCATTTATAGAAGCAATAGAGGCAATTTGGCTTAAAGGTAAATATAAGTCCTCTACTACTTCTAAGACTGATGTTATCAGTAATACCTGCGTAGCAATTGTTAGAAGTGAAGAGTTAGAGTTATTGAACGGTAATGATAAAACTGCATTGAGTGTTATAATACCAATCCCTCATCAACCGTCAATAAAAAGTGAGATGGTTATATTTGATATAGAGAAACTAATGAAATATGTTAAACATATTAAATGTGAGAATCTTAACATAGAGATTAAACAATCTGAAATAGTAGTTAAAGGATTAGTTAAAACAGTTAAATTACCAAGACTGTTAGAGCATACTAATATGAATCTAATTACTATGATTATGTCATTTAACTATGAGCATGGTGGTAAAGCCATATTCGGCAAGACAGAATTACCTTGCCATATATCATTTAACGGAAATGAATTAAAAGAAGCAGTTAAGTTTTGTTCTGTATCTGGCACAGCGACATATACTATTCAGTATTGGAATGAGAATGATGAGTTTAAACTTATGTCATCAAGCAATAGTGGAACAGATACTAGTGAAGTAAACGTAGCATTACTATCAGGAAATGATTATGATGCAACAGTTTCATTTTCTGCACCGTTAGATAAGTTTTGTATAGATAGTGAGATGAGAATATTAACAGGGGATAACTTACCTGTTATGTTAATTGGGGAAAATAGAAAGATGGTGGTAGCACCATACGTTAGAAGTGATTAAAATGATAATAAGCACAGTAGATAAGAATAACATGATTGGCCTTAGATGGCGAGATGAAAATAATAAAAGAGTAGAGGAGGAGGTTTCTTACGAAGAAGCCCCTCCCTATTTCTTTATAGAACGAAGTGCTAATAAAATCAAAAGAATGTCTGTTAAAGAATACGGACAAAGTTTCACTATTGATGTTAGTTATGAAGAAGGTGATTATGTCTCTTTAGAGAAGAAGAAACTAACTAAAGTTACATGGTCTCCTCCTAAACCGTGGTATGGTAAAACATTAAAGAATCAATTTAATAAAACGTATGAAGCAGATGTAGCATACTCATACAGATATGCTGTTGATAACATACACGATATGCCAGAGTATGACCTTAGAAAAATCTATTGGGATATGGAGTGGCAACAAGGTGGAGAACATGATAGTGCAGTTACTTGTATTTCCTACTATGATAGTTATACAGGTGTATCTAATGTATTATGGTGGTCTCCATTTGAATCCGGTTCTGCTATACTTCCCGAATCAATAGCAACAATACGTGAATATGAAGGACATTCAAAACCATTTAGTAGTGAACATGATATGTTAGAATCTTATGTTAAACTTATAGAAGATTCTGACCCAGATATGCTAGTTGCATGGTTTGGTTCTAAGTTCGATTTACCTAAGTTAATTGAAAGACTGCATGCTAATGATATAGACCCTAGACGTTTATCTCCTTATCATGATGTTAAAGGTGTATTTTTTGATTCGGGTAAGGGACTTAAACTCACAAAGGCGGTGAATAACTATTCACCAATAGAACAACCTATTCGTGGAAGACTTGTTCTTAACCTAGACTTAGCATTTGAAAGACAATGGAACGATTCACAAAGAGGAACATTACCTTCTATGGCTTTGGATTATGTATCTGAATTGGTCTTAGGAACTAAGAAACTTGTTAGTGAAAAGTTTCCTGATAAGAATGATTTCTTTCAGAGAGGTTGGCTTGAAGATACTCAAAGATATTTAGATTATGCTAGGGTTGATGTAGACCTTCTGGTTCAAATTGATGATAATATGAACACATCAGAATCTGTAATAGCATTACAGCGATTACTAAAAGCACCCTTTGAAGCATGTTTCTATGCAAGCAATATGGGTGGGATATACTTCATGCGTAATGCATGGTGGAAAGCCCCTACGGGTGAGAAAGGTGAACGTGTAAATTATGAAGGTGCTATGATTTATGACCCTCTAACTGAAGGCACAAATGGATTACATTTAGGTGTAGCCGCCTTTGATTTTGCACAACTGTATCCTTCAATGATGATAGCAAGAAACATTTCTTGGGAAACAAAGAGCGATGTGCCAACAGACTTTTCTGTAAACATCTTAACACCTAGAGACTTTAGCGAAGTAACTAAAGAAGACATGAAATATTACAAAACAGATAAACTAGGGCTATTACCTAGAGCAGTTTTAGAATTAAAAGAATTGAGAGATGAGTATAAAAGAAAA